TTTCTTTGCGCTGTAATTCCTATTTTTCCAATAATTATGGATTTATACATCGTTGAAGGAACAGCCTCTGCATATTCCTTGTGTTCTTTTTTGTTGGCTACAAATATATAAATAGAAGAAGGTAAAACGCCACCGTTAAGTAACGTGCTTAAGGTTTTTTTAACAATAACATGACTTCGTTTATAGGTAGGTATTGCAACTACATACATATCTATACTATTTATTTAAAATACGTTTTACTGTAGTATTGTGTTTTTTCATAAACCGATGTGTTTTATGTTGAGTTCGCAACCATATTTTTTTACGTAGATAACAAACAACGGACATGCGTATGACCTCAGGAGTTTTTAATTGTATGGGTAAATTACCGTGCCATTCATGTACGTTCATAAACAATATGTCTCCTTCGCGAACGTCAATACCAATTCCATATTGAGGGAAACAAGTTTCACCCCCTGTATATTCGCCTCGTTCAATCACGCAAAGATTTCCAAATCCTTCGTCATCATCTCCAGAATCTTTGTGAATAGTTGTTTGAAAATTAATATTGGTAGTTACCGTAGTAAATGCTGTATTTCCAATTTTAAACGGTGTTGATTTTGCTTTTTTATATTGATGGCTATACTGATCGGGCAAATATTTTTTGTAGAGCACGTCAATTTCAGTTAAAAAAGGGATTACATTTTTAAATTTTTCGGGGTATTGAGTTACGAATTGAGTTTCTCTTACTTCTAACGGTGGTTTTATACCTTTCTTTTTAAATAATTGTTTTTGGTTAGGGGCCCATTTGTCAAAATACCCTAGAATAGAACTTTTTACTAACGGAGAATTATAAATTGTATGATAGCCTGATGTCTTTCCTCTATTTTTAGATTTGGCATTATTTGTGAAAAAGGCAACATTATCAAAAAACAAATCGGATTTTTTTAGTTTTTTTTTACGAAATAAACAAAGTAAAATTCCATCTTCAGTATATACATCCGTGTCTTGAGTTATGATGGTATGAATCATGTCTTGAGTTACTGGAGAATTAATGTACTTGGTCATGTCCTTTATTTTTTTTTCAACAATCATGATATATACCTATATAAAGTTTAATGTAAATTAAAATTGAGATAAAAAAAATACCATTTTGTATATATAATGGATAACTTTTTGGCATCTCATGCTGCATCGGACAAATCCGTATGCACTCATACTCGTATAGGAAGTCCATCACAAAATATATATGGCGGATCGTATTCCATTACCGATAAAAGTGAATTCTATAAACTATACTATAGGCATATTTTTGAGAACCATCAACTCGAGTATTTAACTGAAAAACAATTTGACATTGGACCTGTAGGCATTGATATTGATTTTCGATATAAAACGGCTAAACGCGCGTATACAGCGCATGACATTCTTGAGTTCATTGACATTTCAGTGCAACAATTAAATTTACTATTTACGGTAAATGAAACATTCCCCATTTATGTATTTGAAAAAAAAGAGATCAATGTGCTTCCCGATAAAGTCAAGGATGGAATTCATTTGATTATCGGCATCAACATGGATAAAACCGCGAAGGAATTGTTTCGTAAAAAAATCTTGGACAAGATCGATGTGTGGGATCATTTGCTAGAACATTTAACCAATACATGGGATTCCGTTCTTGATAATGGTGTATTTAAAGGCAATACTGGATGGCAATTGTACGGGTCCACTAAACCGGGATGTGAAGCCTACAAATTGACTAAAATTTACATGTGTCAAAAAGATGAAGATTCAGAATATGTGCTTCACAGTACAAGCCTAGAGTCATTTGACATGCGCAAAAATTTATATAAATTATCTATACAAAACATAGAGTATGAAACGCCTGTATTAAAAGATGCATTTAAACCTGAATATGATCAATTGAAGCAATCGCCTCGTAAAAAGTTGCGCGTAGTTTCAAATGATGGATACAATGAAATTACTTGTCCCGCATCATTAACACGAGCCGTTACGAATATGTTATCTTCAAAATCTATTTCCGATTATAAATTGCATGAAACACATGCTTACACAATGATATTACCTGCATCCTATTATGATGACTACGATAAATGGATTAAAGTGGGTTGGGCCTTGCGAAATACAGATGTTCGTTTGTTTGTAACTTGGATTAAATTTAGTAGTCAATCAGACTCCTTTTCCTACGCTGAAGTTCCAAAATTTTTCGGGATGTGGTGCGGTTGGGCTAAACCCAACGTTGAATTAACGGATCGATCTATTATGTTTTGGGCGCGCAATGAAGCGCCTGCAGAATATGAAAAAGTAAAAGAAAAAAGCATTGACGTGTACATTGATGCCATTCTTAAAGACATTTGTACTGAATATGATTTGGCTAAAATATTGTATCAATGGTATAAAGATCGATTCGTTTGCGTAAGTATAAATCACAAGTGTTGGTTTGAGTATTCTGAACAACGATGGAAAGAAACGGATTCGGGTACCAAACTTCGTACCAATATCAGCGATTTTTCAGGAATCTACGGATTATTTACAAAAAAACTAAAATCCTTGAACGATGAATTAAGCGCCATTCCAGATGAAAAAACAGAGCAAAAGGAAATTATGCAAAAACGACACAAAAAGTTGTGCACCATCATGATTGATCTTAAGAAAACAGATAAAAAAGCCAACATCATGCGCGAAGCCTGTGATTTGTTTTACATTAAAGATTTCATGACCATGCTCGACAGTAAAAATCACATCTTGTGCTTCAGTAATGGAGTTATTGATTTTGAGACGAGTAAATTTAGGGATGGATTGCCGGATGATTATACTTCTAAGTGCACCAATATTCCTTATGTAAAACTGGATGCGTCGAATAAATCCATTGTCGCCGAAATAGTAGAGTTTATGGAACAATTGTTTCCCGAACCTGAACTAAGGGAGTACATGTGGGACCACGCAGCCTCTACTTTAATTGGTAAAAATGACAATCAAACGTTTAACATGTATACGGGTGAAGGTCGTAATGGAAAAAGTAAATTCGTTCAGTTGATGAGCATGTGTTTGGGTGAATATAAAGCAACAGTTCCCATTACCTTGATTACACAAAAACGAACGGGAATTGGAAGCATCTCTCCTGAAATTGTTCAATTGATGGGTATAAGATACGCGGTTATGCAAGAGCCTTCAGTAGGAGATCAAATCAACGAAGGTATTCTAAAAGAACTTACGGGTGGAGATCCCATTCAAGGACGCGCCTTGTACAAAGACACGATTACATTTTACCCGCAATTCAAGTTGGTGGTTTGCACAAATACGGATTTGGACATTAAAAGTACAGATGATGGTACTTGGCGTCGTATCCGAAAGTGTGCGTTTAAATCGGTGTTTAACGAAAATCCGGTTCAAAATGATGTCAACAAACCGTTTCAGTTTAAGGTAGATAAAAACATAGATTCTAAGTTTGAAAAATGGAAAACGGTGTTTATAAGCATGTTAGTAGAAAGGGCAATAAAAACAAAGGGAGAGGTAAAAGAATGCGCCATAGTCATGGCGGTTTCTGAAAATTACCGCAAGAATCAGGATCACTTTTCAGAATTCTTGAAAGATCGAATTATGCGCAATCCTGAAGGGTCCATTAATGACGTTGAATTGTATGAAACCTTTAAGGAATGGTGGACTTTATTTCAGGGTCGAAATGTTCCTAAGGGAAAGCAATTGTTTGACTATATTAATAAAACATTTGGAAATAAAGTGGGGAGAGGATGGAAGGGAATATCGATTATTAAGGATGACGTTGAAGAAATTTCTGAACTTTAAATCTATATTTTTTACTGTGTTTGAAATAAAAATATAATATAATTATATGGAAGATGAAAATTTACCTGTTGAAGAAATATTAGCACGAGAAATACAAGAATTAGAAATAGCACGACATAATATGAACCTTGCGCAACAAAGACTGATAAATGCAGAACAAAGAGTAAGAAGAGCAAATGATAACCAAAACAATATAGATAATCAAAACAATATAGCAGAACTTACTGGAGGAAAATCTAGGCGAAACAAATCTAGGCGAAACAAATCTAGACGAAACAAATCTAAACGAAACAAATCTAAACGTAAATCTAGACGTAGATAATTTGCATTTTTTTCATAAATTATGAAAAAAATATAGAATTAAAATTGGGCTCTTCATCTGGCACGGTCTTTTAATAAATATTGAATTTAGTTGGGGTGACGTCCGTAATGAAGCCCAATAGGAGGACAAATGACGGATATCCACGCAACCCATATTCGTGTTTGACCCATCGGTCTATTTTGCGAGAAAGATATGCCGTTTTGACCTGCATCATGTTATTTAAAAAAACACAAATAGTGTTTTTATTTTTTAGACACCAAACGGTATAAAATATAAGCCCCTAAACAATAAATTCCAGTTACATATACTTTCATGACAGGATCTTTAGGAAATTGAGTCGTCATCCCGTTTTTTTTGCCTGGACACGATTTTTTTGTAATTGGATTTTTTCCGTCTGAAAACCAACATGGATTGTAATCTTTAATGTCGGCTTCACACACGTATTTACTTTCTACTGAAGTGGCATTGGTTATGTCGCGTATGGGCATTTTAATTTCTTGACAAGGCGTAGCGGGTTCAAAAGCACTAAATATTTTAAAGGGGTTGATGTAAGATAAACTACCTAATACACCTGGAACAAGACCTTCGAATTCAGTTAAATTTGCACCCATGGCACTTGAAATAAAAGGGATATCTCCGTCGGGTATATTATTAATATACACGTATCTTGGTTGCGAAACCCCATTTACATCATTACAAGTTCCGCCTGTATTCATAAAATATTGATTTCCAAGAGGACCCACCGTTTGTGCTTTTGAATGTCCCGTTACTAATGTGTCTACATAACCAACTAAGGCCTTTACGTTGGCAGGAAGTGCTTTGGCATTACTAGAGGATCCAAGTTGGTCAGGTGATTTTATAAAAGAATGGTAAGGGTATGTGTGATTAGCACTACCCGACACTTCATCAAAAATAGTCATGTTATATCTTAAGTATACATTTTTACTTGTTTATCCGGTAAATTTTCCTGAAGTTTGTTAATTTGATCCGTCATTGTATCATTTTCGGTTTGAAGTGCATCTATACTAGATTCAGTAAATGTAATTCCTGCAATTTGTTTACGTAAACTAGTAATAGTACCTTGTTGAGCCTGAACTACTTCTTGAGGAGACCCCGTTAGTCCTTCTTTAATATTAATAAAATACAATAGAAATAAAAATAAAATAAGGAGTAAACTGAACATATCTAATATACATATTATTCTGGCGTATGGTATACTTTGTCAACTAATAAATTTAGTTGTTTTGAATTAGCGTCCGATGAGTTTTGTACAGCCTGCAATTTAGTTTGAAGAGCAAGCAAAGTATTTACATCGGCTTGAAGCGCCTCCACATTTTTTTGATTTTGGTTGGCAAGAGCCAAACAACTCGTCTCATCGTATTCTTGATAAGTGGTGGCACCTTCTCTTTGTGGCATCCAATTAAGTATCAATATTACCAATAAAACTCCTAAAATAATGTATAACATAGTATTTACATATATTTTTTCGCATATAACTATATGCCACAAAAATCAACAAATCAAATACTTTATGTTCCTAAAATAACAAGGAATAATTCTGTACTCTTAAATACAACATGGTATCCTACTTGTCGCCCTATTATTCATTATCGAAAACAAGGGGCTACAAGCATTGTGCCCGATTGCTGTCTAAAAGTAACAAAACGTATTGGGGATCCATTAAAAATGTTGGGTAAAACAGATGAAGGCCTATTAAAAATATGCGATGAAACGGGTCCTGTTGGGTCTAAATTTGGAAATGTAATCGGGTTTAGTGGAAATGCAACTTTGCGGTCATCCGTTCAGCCTAATTTATCTTATCTAGGAAACAATACTCAAAGTAGTTCATATACTCCTTATTACACGGATTATAGCATGTATCTCCGCGGTAGAGGAAATACATACGATGCTAAAAATACGATTCGAAAAATACCCGGACGCAATTATGTAACGGAAAGTGAATATTATGAAACTACAGAAGGACTTTCATGTAAACCCAACATAAGCACTACCTATAAACCTAATAATAAACAATTTGCAGTACAAGGTGCAGTTACATCGGAGTCAAGATTACTTCGCCTCAAATACAATACCATTACTAAAAACAATGCTTCTTTTAGCAAACCCTTTAAAACTCATCTTCAGTATCAAGACAATCCTTTGTTTTTTGAAAAAAATAAAACCTCTTCTTGTCCTCAAAAATTTTGTTTAAGGTCTTACTAAATCAAAATGAAACTGAATAAAATTTACGGGTAATTTATACTTTTGAATAATAAACTTAACATATTTTTCAGAAACAATCCGTCCGTTTGTTTTTCTAAATTCAGACAATTCATCAATTCGTTTTCCGTAAATAATTGAATTTTCATAATTCATAACTGCAAATCGATCATTGAATCCTTCGCAATGGTCAAAATTAGGTATATTTACACTTGTCTGCACAAGTTGATGCACTGGAAAATCATTAGTAATGTTTGAATCCGGTCGTACAAACATTACATATTTATATTTATTTGGTTGTTCTTCTACCATTTCAAGCCCTCTTTTCATAGAAGTTAATGCGCATATATGATTGCGTATTAAACCAGGAAGCCATTCACCATGATTGCAATGGCCATGTTTATCCCAAATTTCTTTGTAAAAATATTGATTCATATCAATACTTCGAACATAATCGTCTTGACTTTCTATTTTATAGAAATCGGGTTTTAATAATTTATATTCATCGTAATTTATGTCTTTAGAAGAATATTCTTCCCAAACCATCTGTTTATTATTTTCTGTTTTCCAGGTATGCATAAATACCTGATAACTTAACTTATTTTGTTGCAATACATTATAAATATGATTTAGGTGACTTTTATATACTTTTTGTGTAGATCTTGTTAATCCAAAATAAACAATTGCAAAATCAATTTCCATAATCATTTTGTATATTTTATTTTATTATTTTTAATGTAAAAAATAAATCGAATTTCGGGTAACCACTCTGTATCCCTTGGGTGTATTATGAATACGATCAATTGAACTGGTTTGCCACAAGGTACCGTCGTTCAAGTAGCCTACGCAATATAGATATCCATTGTGATTTTCAAGAAACCAATCATACAAAGAGTACATATACTCCTATTTGTATAATCTTTAAGTTTAAAAACTAATTAGTATAGAATATTATGACGGGATTAACGAACTTAGGAAACACCTGTTTTATTAATGCAACTTTACAATGTTTATTTTATATTCGTGAATTAAATGATTTTTTAGATACTTATTCTTCAACTGACCTATTCTTATCGGAATACAATAGTTTACGAAAATTAATGTTTGAAGGGCATTCGTGTATTTCTCCAAATCGGTTTATTAGCGTGGTTCAACATGTAGCCAAAGAAAGAAAAATGGAATTATTTTCACACTTTAATCAAAATGATTTACCCGAATTTTTAGTATTTATGATGAACACATTTCATTCTACTATGGCGCATAAAATTCAATTTTCATTACCTCAAGCCAAGAATAAAATAGAGGATGAATGCTATAAAATGATTCGGGCTACCTATAGTTCGGATTATTCTATTATTATTGATCTTTTTTATGGAATACTGGTTTCTACCATTACTACAGATAAACTGGTAAGTATAAAACCCGAACCTTTTTTTACGTTAGATTTACCTATTCCAAAAACAGATCAAGTTACCTTAGAAGATTGTGTACAATTGTATTTAAAACCTGAAGAAATACAATGGCACAACGATAGTACAAATGAATATATTCCATCCACTAAAAACATTTTGTTTGGTAAATTACCCAAATTGTTATTTGTAGTGTTTAAACGATTTGACAATACAAACCATAAAAACAATACCCTGATCTCAGTACCGTTGAATCCATGTATATACAACCAAGAGTATTCCCTACTTAGTGTTTGTAATCATTATGGAAGTTCAACGGGAGGACATTATACAACAACAGTTCGAACAAATAATTGGTATGAAATAGATGATGGATCTATATCTGAAATTAGCGAATCTAATGTAATTACCAAAAATGCATATTGTCTTCTGTTTAGGAAAAAGATTATGTAAATATATGAACCCTTTTGTAATAATCATTCCTACATTATTCATTATGTTTGTATTTATTTTTATGAACAATCAATATTCTTCTATTGAAATTATTGCTTTTTTATTTTTTGCGGCTATTATTGCTTTTATAGGAACTCAATATTTTTTTGGAGTTAATTTAACGGCTACTCTAAGTAACTTGTTTTCAAAACCCGAAGTAGATGTATCGATTGTACAGCCTACGGAATCTACATCCAATACAGATACAACTTCTAAAAAACAAACTTACCACGTTCAAGGTAAATTTGATTACATGAATGCAAAAGCCATTTGTAAAGCCTACAATGGTAAACTTGCCAATATTCAACAAGTTACCGATGCCTATTCAAAAGGAGCCGAATGGTGTGATTATGGGTGGTCCGAAGACCATATGGCGTTGTTTCCTACGCAAACAAATACTTGGAAATCTTACCAAGAGTTAGGAAACAAAGAAGCATGCGGCAGACCTGGCGTAAATGGAGGGTACAATAATCATTTAATGCAACAATTAGGTGTAAATTGTTTTGGAAAAAAACCTGACCTTAAAGGAACTATGCCACCCGTTCCTATAAATCAACCTGCTGTAGACAAACGCGTCCAATACTGGCAATCCAAACTACCTTCTCTTACAGTCTCACCTTTTAATTACACAGAATGGAGTGAATAATTAGACTGAATAATTGGACTGAACGGCTCGTATACTATTGGCTAAAATTCCATAATAAGGTGTAGTTACGGCGATAGGATAGGCATACTTAGAAGGTGGAGTTGCAGGAGGTGCTTTATCTGATTTACCTGTTGCAGGGTTTAATTCTAATACTACCAATATAAATACGGCAATAATCGTCATGAGTATAAATGGAATACTAACAATAAACCAAGAAATAATGCTCATGTCGCGTTCACACAATATGTTTAACACTAAAGTTCCTAAGATGCCTATCCATATTTCAATAAAAGCCATGTTGTACAATCCGCTGTATATATCTATAATAATATGAATAAGCGCGTAGACTAAATAGATAAGGGCTGGCATGCACAATTTATTAATCATACTATACATGTATAAATTAGTTTACGTAAAGGAGTTTAAATTCATGCTTTCATGAATTTCAGTGGTTCTATATTGTGCAAAAATGGGTTTGGTTAATTGTAATTCAGGAACGTGATTATGAACTGTTCGCGCAATCATTTTGTACAATTTAAAATCGGGGTATCTTTCTTCTCCATTTTTCTTGTACATGACGTTTCTATGTTTATCATCATTACACCATTCTTCTACTAAATCGTAAACGGCCGAATCGTCAGGTAACATATCTACCATGGAACATGCTAGTCTACATAAATCAAAACTATAATTGGGTTCTAATATGGGTTTTGAAAAATCCCGGAAAGGTTCTATATTGTATTGGGTAGCAGCATCTCCATCCGGATGAAAACTATCCGATATAAATTGTTTTCCTTCCCAACTATAAATGGCTCTCCCAAAATCAATAATTTTAAAAATTCTGCCAAAAGTAGGTACTTTATAGTGAATATCCTTGTATGTATAGTATAAATAGGGTTCATCCGTTTCAATGTACATAATATTATTGGTATGTAAATCGTTGTGGGTAAATTTAAATACATTTTGATACACAATAAGGGTCATGATCACTTGCATTAAAGCCGATGTAATTTCTTCAGGTGAAATATATTCAAGTAATAAAGAATCTAGCGTATCTTTACATTTTTCCAAAGCAATAATTTGAACTGGAAATTTATGAATCGTGGCTACAATATCGTAATTACTATATTCAGTACCTTCGGTGCTATTTGATTCTTGCATTTCTGTATCTGTATTGGATGACTTGGAAGATGTGTCCTCTCGAATGTCTACTTTGGAATCGGATACTTGAATATCTAATTGAACTATATCGGAATCGATACAGGATGAAGTAGATTGCACGCATTCAATATTTTCAATCATGAGGTCAATGATTTCATCTTGAATAATTAATTTTTCACGGTTTTTTCTTGACCCGTACATTTCTATGTCGCGATTCAATGTAAACAGTACATTTTTTTGGTCGTTAAAAAAAGGTAGATTCTGCAATTGGTCCATTTCATCTTCAAGATTGTACTTAAAGTTTTGTTTAATACCTAAGAAACTTCCATAAAAACCAATACTGTGCACAAAATTAGGAAGTATTTGACTGGATAGGTAGGAAAAAAAACTATCTATGTACGCAGAATTATTAACATCATCTAATTTAGGAAGTGTAGGCGTTAAAGAAGGTAATTCAAACTTATACTCTGTGTATTTTCCGGACATGTATTTGAGAGGGTCTAACAAAGGTGAAAATTTGAAAAATATGGGTAAATCTGATTTTTGAGAAATGGATACGATGGCTTGATTATAGTCACATTCTTGTATTGATATTAATTCGTTGTCATTTTTTAAATTAATACTGTTCCAATTTGTATCATTGAGTGTAAAAAATCGTGTGTAAATGGGAATATAATTTTGAGCCTTTAAAATATCTACTCTTGATTCTAATTGGCGGATAAAATTTGTATTTTTGTTTTTCTTGTAAAATACCATACAGACGTTATATAAAAATTATAGTCGGTTTGAACCAATTAGTTTTTTACAGATATTATTTATATAATCCTTAACCATGACTTTAGAATTAAAAAAATTTGACATGCGCCAAATTAGTTTTCGACCTAATGAAAACAAAGGGCCTGTCATTGTATTGATTGGCAGGAGAGATACAGGTAAAAGTTATTTAGTAAGAGATGTCTTGTTTTATCAACAAGACATTCCAGTAGGAACAGTCATTTCGGGTACGGAAGCAGGAAACAGTTTCTATAGCGACCATGTTCCTAAAATATTCATTCACGATGAATATAGTAGCGGTATCATTGAAAATATATTAAAACGTCAAAAAACGTGCCTTAAACAAGTGATTAAAGAAATGCAAGTCTATAAAAAAAGTAATATTGATCCTCGTGCTTTTGTTATTTTAGATGATTGTTTGTACGATAATGGATGGACCAAAGATAAACTAATGCGTCTATTGTTTATGAATGGCCGCCATTGGAAAATAATGCTTATCATAACCATGCAATATCCGCTTGGTATTCCGCCTAATTTAAGAACCAATATTGATTTTGTTTTTATTTTGCGGGAACCCTACATCAATAATAGAAAACGAATTTATGAAAATTATGCGGGTATGTTTCCTACTTTTGAATCTTTTTGTCAAGTCATGGACCAATGCACAGAAAACTACGAATGTTTAGTCATTAACAACAATGCAAAAAGTAATAAATTAACCGATCAAATATTTTGGTACAAGGCGGAACACCATGCCAATTTCAAATTAGGGTCCAAAGAATTTTGGGAATTGTCCAAAAACCTTCCTGATGACGATGATGACGATAAATATGATCCTTCCAAATCAAAAAAAACAACAGGTCAAGTAATTAACGTAAAAAAATCAAAATGGTAATTTAGAATTTAAAACAATAACGATACTAATTCTATGTTAGTTTCGGTTTGTACTCCTACATTTAATCGTAGACCTTTTATTGCGACTATGATTAAATGTTTTAAACATCAAGATTACAAAGGGGCCGTAGAGTGGATCATTGTGGATGATGGAACCGATAAAATAGAAGATTTAATTGTAGCCGCTAATATTCCTGAAATTAAATACCACAAATATGATACCAAACTCGCGCTGGGTAAAAAGAGAAACATCATGCATAGTCTAACCAAAGGAAACATAATCGTCTACATGGATGATGATGATTATTATCCTCCTGAACGTATTTCGCATGCCGTTCACATGCTTCAATCCAATCCGAAAGCATTGTGCGCTGGATCTAGTCTCATGTACATTTACTTTAATGAAATTAATAAAGTGGTTCAATTTGGGCCTTACGGTCCCAACCATGCAACGGCAGGTACGTTTGCTTTTAAAAGAGAACTATTAAGTATTACGTCCTACAATGATGAAGTTTCTGTGGGAGAAGAAAAAGAGTTTTTAAAAAATTACACCATTCCATTTGTGCAACTCGACCCTAAAAAGGTTATTTTAGTATGCGCGCATACACAAAACACGTTTGATAAACGAACCTTGCTTGTAAATCCAAATCCTAAAGTAGTTCACCCTACAGATTTAACCATAAATGATTTTATAAAAGATCCTGAAATTAAACATTTTTTTGCGGTTCAAATGCATGTAGATGTGAAAGCCTATTCACCAGGCGACCCTTCCATGAAACCCGATGTACTTGAGTTTATGGAGAAGAAAAAAATAGAAAGGTCCTTTAGTGTTCAATATAAAAATCAAATCTTGTACGGAGATGATATTCTAAAACATTTAAACAATCAGCAAGCCTACATTAAATTGCTGGAAGACAAAATTAAAAAACTAGAATTACATCCGTTGAATTGGCGCAGCAATTGATTTATCTCTTTCGGCTTTATATTGCTCTAATGTTTTAGAACCATTGTTACCTATTTTATCCGCCGTATAATCTTCTTCAGGTGTAGTAATGCTGTAATTGTCTTCTAAAGATACATAATTGTGCATTTGTCGAACTCCACCCGTTCCTTTTGTAGATAGATCATTTGAATCTTGATCCCAATAACTATACGTGTCCGACATGCAGGACATTTGATTTAATCCATAACATTCAGGTTCACCATTTCCTGAAGTTGCTAAAGTATTTATTTTGGTTTCTTTGGGATTTAAATAAGCATAAATGGAATCTTCAATAAGAACCTCTTTAGACTCCAACAACAATAAAGCCGGAACCTTTGTCACCGTATTTGGCAATAAAACCTGTTGATTTTCCAAAATAAGGATAGTTTGTCCCTTTGAATTACGAAACCGTTTGTCGATACAAATGAAATGCAGTTCTTGTTTTAATTTTGTTTTGGCTATTAATTGTAGTAATTTTTTGCTGGGTTCACAAAAGTTACTATAGTATAGGATCGACATAATTACTATTCATATTAATGAACTAAAGTTTAAACTTAAATTGATTTAATAATAATAGTAATTTATATATAACATGCCTACAGTTGATCCTTCTACCGTTTCCGAAAAAAAAGATGTATTGGCGTTTACAATGACAAATACCGATAAAAGTATTGTAAATGCATTACGCAGAACAATCTTGGGAAGTATTCCTGCTGTAGTTATGAAACCTGAAAATTGCAAAATTGCGGTAAATACAACTCGGTTTAACAATGAAATATTAAAACAACGATTGGCCTGTATTCCTATTTATATTAAACCCGACAAGGATGTAGAAACGTATACCATTCATTTGAAAAAATCAAACACTACCTCTACGGTCATGTATGTTACGTCTGAAGATTTTGAAGTTCGCGTAAATGGAAAATTAATCGATGCGCAAATATTTCCTCCCAACGAGACTACAAAAATGTACATTGATATTCTTCGACTTCGACCTAAAATGGAATTAGCCGTAGAATCTATTGAACTTACGGCCACATTAGCCGTGGCTACAGGCAATCAATCAGGAACGTTTAATTTAGCCAATTGTTCATTTACTTGCACGGTAAATGAAGTAGAAGCCGAAAATAAATGGGTTAAAACAGGAATAACGGACAAGGACCAGTATATGGATTGGAAATTATTGGATGCCAAACGATGCATCCTTCCCAATTCATATGACGTTACAGTAGAAAGTATTGCTGTGTATACAAATCAACAAATTGTACAAATGGCGTGTTTGCTTCTTCAAAAAGAACTCACAATCTACAAGGATTTAGAATTAAAAATAAAAGTGGGGGAAACTACCATGCCCCACTGTATAGATATTTATTTTGAGAAGTGTGATTACACTATTGGAAAATTACTAGAATATAACCTATTTTCAACCTTGTTTCCCGCTAAAATAACTTATATTTCATTTATCAAAATTCATCCTCATGATGTATCTGGTATACTAAGAATTGCATTTGTCAAAGAACCTTCTCCTGAAAACATAAAAGATTTATTTATAGAATCGTGTACTGCATGCATCGATTATTTTAAATTTTCATCTATATTTAAGTGAGAAGGTTAATTGTGCTGGATGCAATTTGTTAATGTATTCAGTAACTACATCTAAGGTTACACAAGTTTTGGCTTGTAAATAAGCCATATACAATTTATACATGTGACATTTATATTTACCTGGATACAACTTTAACGGTTTTGTTTTTTTGATAAAACAGTTTACGTAGAGAGCATACAATTCATTTATAAACTCATTAATTTCTTGTTCATAGGCAGGAAATTCATTGTCAAAATAAGTTGTATATTCATTTTGTTTGGATTCTAATCGTAATCGAATGTAATTGTACTTTAGATCCGCACTATTTCCGCGCAACTCCTTTACATGTTCATAAGCGGGATTTCTAATTTTAGCACGATCGTTGTTAGCCTTCAATATAAGTCCTTTAAATTCATAAGGTCGTTTAAGAACAAATTTTTCAGCATATTCATACGATTCAAATATGTATTGGGAAGGTCGTTTAAACGAGGAGGGCTCATGAACTTCAGTAACTACATTTCCTTCTATTTTGTAAGATGAAATTAAATAAAGAGTAGGCGTATTCACTCGTGTTACAATTCTATTTTCAGGATGTTGCAACACAAAACTGTAACATAAAGAAGTATTTAAATCAGCATAATTAATTTGAGTTTCATGAAACAATTGGTTAAATGTTTTAGGTGAATAAAAAGTGCATTGCGCATCCAGTATAGATCGAGTACATAATTTCCAGCACCCATCATAAAACAAATTAATCATGGTTCCATCTATAAAGTCTTCCACAATTACAGTTTCAATATCGGAGTATTTACTCTTAAAGGATTCATAGGAAATGGATTGAGGTGGAGAAAAACAAACTATTTGATCGGCTTTGTAGACAATGGATCGAAACAAACCGTTTTCAACATTGGGTTTTGTATATTTACAAATGGAATACTCTCCAAATTTATTTTTTTTGGAAGAAAATTCAGGAATAACGTACATAAGTATTCTAATACAAAATCTTTATATTTTCTTCTATTATAATAATGACCGAATTAAATCCAAATGATATCATAAAATTAACATTTCAGAACAATGAAGTGATTACAGGTATTATTCAAACGATTACGGAGGATGAATTAACACTACGTATACCACCCGATCAAGAACATGTTGTGCAAATCGTCAATAAAAAATTAGTAGAGGTTATTGCTATTGCACGTTTATTTAAAGCCAAAGGGTACATTAGCACTCATGGTTACAAAGTAGGAAATGTACTCAACATTACATTTGAAGATCAAACCAAAGTGAAGGCTACTATTGTTGAAATTGAATATGATATATTAACGGTTAATGTGCAGGATGAAATTTTATACATTGATTTTAATTACGCGCAATCGTTACCTGATGGAATTCTTCAGATTAGTCTTTCTGAATCCGAAGAAGATACATTTGTTTTTGAATACGTTATGTTAGACAAATCAAAACGCAGATACACGTTAGACCAACAATTGGCTGATTTGTTGCAAACCATGACCTATACTAAAACACCCAATGCAACCCTACTTGTTCATCGTTATAAAGAACTCATGATGGAATTTTCTGAAGGAATTTCAGTACAGCCTGATCAATCTTCTTTTCATTGGGTTTATCCTACTATAGAAGAACAAATTCAGTTATTTGTAAATGTAAATCAAAATGAACAATTTAAAAAGGACATGACCAATATCTTAGTTTGTTACGATAAAAAAACATTGACCAATACAGATAAAACATTACCTATTATTGAAGATACCCTATCTAAATTATTGAGACCATTCCAACACAAGTATAAACATTCTGTAGAAATAAGTCCCTATATTATTCAAAACAGTAAATCCTTGGCCTATGTAAAAAACAAGAGTAGTAAAATAGAGGATATTAATTGGATTAAAAAAAAAAGGAATTGGGTAGGTTATGTAGCCGATGAAAAAATAACTACGAATGGATTTGTGCGGCTCCCCGAATCTTCTATTTCTTTTTCTAGATTATATTTACCTGAAACCCATTTAGTGGATAAAATAAATTTGAACAGTATTTCTCAATACCACATGCTTCATTTTAAATGCGATGATTCTTTTTTAAAGGATGTACCTGAAAAACCGTTTTTTTCGGAAAAAAATGAATTTGTGCCTTCCATTACATCCCTGATTTCAAAACAAATCGTGTACTCCATGCATGATTTTATAAAAAGTATAGAGCCCTATCACTTATATGCCAATCACATACAATATAAATCTATAGATTCTTTACCTAAAAAGATTAGCAAACACATTCATGCCTACAAATCTTCTCTTGTTTCATCCAAATCTATACCTCCCAGTCCAATTAAAATAGATGATGAGTATAATAAAATATATATCTCTACATCTGAAGTTTACAATTGGGCTTTATCGATTGATTTTGCTAATGTATTTGTGGCTTCTTATCTAATTTCATCGTTGCGTGAAAAGGAGTTACCTTTACCTGACCAAGAAACTCCAGTATTTAAATTAACACCCAATGAACCTGAATGTGAACTTCGCGATAATTGTGATACAAAAGGTCTAGAAACGTTAAAACAACATTTGCTTACGGTGCATAACTCAGATTCCGTTGAACCTCGTGATATAAATAATCGTTCTTTGTTAAAAAACAAACTACATTTGGCGCACATTAAACTATTAAAATACAACAATAATTTTATTCAGTATGTAAAGGCAGATCCTCCAATACTCTCTCCTTATCAAGATAAAATGGATCGAATTATGCAGAAAAAGATATCCGAAAGGTACAGTACTCTTTTGCTATTTATTGATGAATATACAGTGCCTTCTTCTTCCGCTTGGCTATTGTGTAAGACCAATCATTCTAAATTAGTTCCTGTATTTTTGCAAACACTAGCCCAATTATACGTGCAATCAGATAAATCGGAATACTATGCACGTTTAAAAGAAATGTGTAAACCCGATCACATTGACAACGGATTTTATATTGATATAGACAGCGGTTACCCTATTGCCCCTATTGAAGCCGCTGTTTCTTATGATGAAGAAATTAGATCCTCTGTATTACAGATCGATATAGAACATAAAACCACGGTTTATACAAATCCCCAAATTATTCTATCTAGATGGTTAAATCAACTAAGTCAATACCTAGACATTTTCATGTCCCAAGACCAACGGATTCACATTGTTAAAAATGTATACAATATAACAAGTAGTTTAATTCCAAAAACGCATACCCCCCTTATCCTATTTACTTTACTTGTTTATGTAATTCATATGTTTAAAGACACCTTTCAAGTATGCTCGGTTCGCACGATTCAAATATGCATTGAACATTTAAAAACAAAATGGGAAGATTTTCCTGTCCTTCTTTTACTTGATAAATCCAAAAATCCTACCTTTAATTTAGATAGAACGGTGCAAAAAATAATGAGTCTTATTGCCATTAAAAAAGTAGAAGTCGATCTTGTTGCACCTTATAAATGGACATGGACTACATTCATGCCTTCGATACATTCAATGGACCCTGTAATGTTAAAAATAGATGCTCTTATACGTCAAAAGAAACCCATTCACATGGATAATAGAATCCCCAAAAAAATAAATACTGTTGTGATTGATTTAGATTTAGATAAACCACACTACACCAATCCAAAACGGTATTCTAGTTATGTGGAAAAAGTAAATTTTGATCCACCTCCTAATCTTCAATTTAAGTATAAGTTGAAACCTCTTATTATACCTATTCAAGTTGACCATAAATTACAACATCATTATCAATTTGATAATTCTAAATTTACACACAAGCAACAATTACTAGATGAATTAAATGGGCAAGATATTTACTTAGATTGGACTGAAACCAACATTCAATGTATTGTTAACTTTATTTATGCTATGATTCATTTTTATGCTAAGGTATCCAAGGAACAACTAAAAAGTCTTAAGAACGAAAATATACCCAAAAGCAATATAAAATTAATTAGTCAAAGCCATAAAGATAAAATAGACAGATTTATAGCCAAATATTATCCGGATAGTTTACAACCTAAAATATTTGAGGGGTTAGACGATGCTGACATTCATGAAATTTTAGTAGAGTTAAAGCAACCGTTAAATCACCCCAATATGTTGGGAATACTAGAGTATTATGTACTTGTTATTTTTGATAAAATTTTAAAAATGGATGAAGTCAATGTTCGTGAACAAAAACAGGTAATTCAATTCTTTATGGACAGATTTAAAGTAGACATGGCCATTTCTAATTACACTTTAGAACAAATTAATGATAAAATATCCATTGCCAAAAGTAAGGAACGCGAACTTATTAAGCAGCGATCGCACAACAAAAATAAAGATGAGAAGCAGTTGCATTCTTTATTAGATCAATTTGGATTAAATCCTGAATTAAATCTTCAACGCTTAAGAACCCACAACCAAGAAGCCAAGGAATTGCGTCAGGCACAACAAAAAGAGCAAGAAAACGATAATGATGCTGGAAATGATGGAAACGAATTCATTTAAAAGTAATAAAATAAAAAGGTAAACTATGAATCATTTAAGCATATCCATCTCTCTATTTTTAGTTCTTTTTTTGGTTTTATATTGGATAAAACCAAGTTTTATTTACAATACAGACGGTTCATTACGGTCCTTTGGTGTAGGCTACCGTAAAAAAACAGTAATTCCATTATGGCTCGTTGTGTTTATTTTATCTATTTTTTCATACCAAGGGGCTTTTTATGTTCAATCTTATATAAATGGAGTCTAGTAATTTGAATGTTCATGAAATTTTTCTTGTCGATCGTAATGGGTTCATCTACTGATATAAACAAAATAATATTTATTCAATTGTGTATACACTAGGAGTTACCTTTTCTGTTGTTTGTGCCATGGCTTGATTGTGACTGTCTACATATTGATCTGCCGTTTTTGTGCAAGTATTGGACATGATGCTGTTATAGGACATACTAATCACAACAGAGGCTGTTAATAAATACCAAATCCATTCTGAAATTAATTCTTTCAATACAATAAATTGCTTAAAGTCCTGTAGATTTGGACTATCCACCATAATTTCCTTTAGAGTGATTACCGTAGCATCAAAGTTTTCTACGGTAAATCGATTTACAAGTAAAGAAGGATCATTGTATACATAATGCAAAGTAGTAGATACTGTAGGTTGGGGTTTTAATATTTTTAAAAAGGCCGTATTACAGCCTGCAAATCTAGCCATAACTAGACCTAATGTATTTGAAAAGGGAGTTTTCCACCAAGGAAATGAATGAAGTCCAAACATCATAGAACCAAAAATAAATATCCAGGGCAACAAAGTAGAGGTAATTACGGCCCATGTATTGACCGACCCACAATTTTCTTGCATTATGTTTACATTGATAAAGTACATGAAAAGAATAACAATCAATACAAAGAATATATCGGCAAAACTAGGCATTTCTATTTTAGATTTCATGAAAATGTAAATGGCGGATAACCAGAAAAAAGTTCCGATCGAATTGGACATATTGGCCATAGATTAAATACGTATAATAAAATATACATAGTTAACATTATGGATCATTTGACAGAACCCGGAGTTCGTCAATATTTTATTGAATCTTTTAAAACGTGTAAAGAATACAAAATGCAGTATCATACATGGGTTTTAAATACAGGATTGTTTTTCTTATTTATGGCAACCTTAAGCATTATTTTATACTATAAATACAAGGGAAAAAAAAGTCCTCAATTAAAAAAGAAAAAACAAGAAGAAGATAGAGTCTACATTATGAACCGTATTCGGTCTCTGCAAATAGAAAAACAAAAAGATAACAATCAATTAATTACTTCTTTTTTTTAAAGGGTCGATATAATCTGGCCATTTTTATAAACATTGCACTTAAAGGTTTGATTTTTAGGTTTAGAACAATATACGTTGTTGGAGGACGTAGAACTAAAATATAAAAATTTATCACCGGAAGACCCCAATAGTATGTGAAAACAAACAAGTCCATATAAAGCACCAAGAAGAGAGCCCACTGAAATGCCTACAATGTTAAAATTACACAATTTTTGTTTGGTCACAATATCCGTTAAATAAAATAAAACAAAAGAGAATAAAACAAAAAAATTTAAGTTCTTCAAATGAAGCATGGGCAACAATAAATAAAATAAAGTGAATACGATAAAAAAAGAAGAAACGGAACACGTTTTGTATTTTGCAAAAAGTGGGAAAATTGTATTTTCACATACATCCGTTGTATTTTTGTAAAACAATAATATTGCGCCAAACCCAAATAAAGTAAAGGCTAACCAAATTAATCCTTTTACATCTTGATTAATTAACGAGGTCATCATCATGAAAAATGTAATTAATATGGGTATCAATTCAAACCAATTCATAAAGGGAATTTTTATCCCAAAGGGTACTGCATCTATTACTTTTGTTGCTACGGGCATGTTCATACCTTATCTTGATTTTAAATTATTCCTAAACTATTGCATTTATTTTATCTATGATAGTATCCAATCTTGCACAAGTTTGATTACAACTAACATATGTTTCTTTTAAATTAACAATTCCTTTTACTGAATTTTTTAAGTATTCCTTAATACCCTCCTCTTTATCCAACAATAATAGGGCTGTATTCACAATCTCGTTTATTTTTTTAATAGTTGTATCTCGACTATCTTGTCTCCTCCATCGGCGGATACATTCAGGTATTAACGATTCCGCTTCAATGTTCAAGTATAAATCGCGCGTAGATATTTTTTGAGATTTTTGTATTTTTTCAATTAATTTTAAGTTGATGATAATTTCTTCTCTGTCCATTAATACCTTATTTTTATTTTATAATGGGCTTTAAACTTCATGTAAATCTTTATCGTTTATCAATCGGTTATTGGGTTTGTACATAAAATAAATTACTAAGCATATCTAAAGCCAACTCATTTATAAGTATATGTTTATGGATATGTGGAGCACTGCAATTGCGGTTCTAGCCAGCGGAATGTTTATTTGTGATTCGGATTATGGATATCATCCCCATCTAAGTTATTTTGCGGCTGCCTACTTTATGGTAGATTTGAAAACGTGTAACGTAAGCCATAAACTGCATCATATGTGTACATTTGCACTATTGTATTTAGTAACAAACCATGCACAATTAATGTTTTTGTGTAAAATGGAAATGTCAACCCTGCTTTTAAATGTAATCCCCTATGTAAATTACAAGATTCCCTTAAAAGTATTATTTTTAACCGCTTTTGTAAAAACGCGAGTGTATGATTATTACTATTTTTTAAGTGAAATGGGTACACTATCCCCTATATTCTTTTGTTTTTTTACATTGTATACTATTAATTTATACTGGTTTTCAATGATGATTAAAAAAATGTGGGGAGACCGAACATGCGGTCCCTACTACGTAACTCTTTGCCATAAAATCAATCGATTTAGTTATTTAGGAACACTACCTTCTTTGGCGTGTTTACCCATGTCAATTGTACATGGATTTATCTCGATCACTTCATTGGGTTACCATCATTCAAGTATATATAAACATGACATGAAGTGGTTTATACTTGATTCTATCGCTATTCATGCAGTTCTCCTGTTAAATGTAATTTCTGTTCAATCCAGTTTTGTATTTTTATCTTTATGGGTTAACTTATTCACTTTGATTTACAGAATTGTAATTGTGGATTTCAACAATACACAACCTTCCCTATCCATGTCCTATTATCCTGTACTTTTGGATTCAATACTTATTTTATGTTCAGACATACCTTTTCAAGCAAAATTGGATTATGCTTTACAATTATATTTAATGGGGATAAGTTTGTACATGAAATGCTTCAATGATTTATCTTATATAGGGTTCCACATTGTATGCTGGTTTAATGCAAATACAATGTCAAAACTAATATGTGTTTAAAAGTTTTAATATATAATTATGTTATGGATCCTTGTTTTGAATGTTCCGAATTAACACGTTCGTCTTCTTTAGAAGCATATGAAGAATTGAGTGCGGAAGATTTAGAATTATTTTTTCCTTCATCATTAGTTACACCAAATCCATTAGCAGCAGCCGAATTAGACACACCAAATCCATTATCAGCATCAGCCGAATTAGTTACACCAAATCCATTATCAGCATCAGCAGAATTACCATCTGATATGAATCAGGATAGTAAATTATTTTTTTCAGGCCAATCTTTTGTATTAGCCGATTTAACAACAGGAAGTGTAGATTATAAAGCAATGATAGACATGTTAAAAAATGACGCAGTTAAAAATCCTATAGAACACAGTGATCGAACAATGCTGATAGTTGTAAATTTGCATGGATCAATTGTAGTGGACGATGAAGCACCTTTACATAAAACATTTTATGCAAATCCTGATCGAGCGGAAGCATCCGGATATAAATTAATGCTTGACAGAGAACTTGACCCTAAAAAATTAAAAAGACATGCTGTACTCGCAGAAATACCAGAAGGTATGCGAGTGTATGAGGTGCGTGCAACAACTAAAAATGTTACTTTCCATACAAATTATGATCTAGATACTACGGCAGCAACATTTGACCGTTTAAAACAAAAAGCACGTAAAGCAGGTAATCCATTAACATCGGCTGATTTATTGGCTTATGGTATAAGCATGTCAACTGTAACTCGAAAAGCACATGAAAAACACCACAAAACTACTGGATTTCCTATGGCTCCATTAGATTTCATGTCATGCAGTTTACATAGTAATACTAAAAAATATCAACCTATTTTTGAATCATTATTTTATGCAGACAAAACACCTATGGATATAGGAAAATCTGTGGGATTTTTTGTACTTGATCCAGCATTAGAGTCAGTTGTAAAATGTAAGACAAGCGAATTACATCCTAATGAAGCGGTCATTACAAGTACAACTGATCTTTTACAAATTGCTGCTGCAAATGGCTGTAATTGCGTAATTGTTTATAATGGGGCTTGTGCGGTTAAAAGAACGTTAAGTGAGGCATCAGAACAATTACGTAAAGTTGAACATTCGTTAGCAAACCCAGTTGAAGCAAATATTGTGGCACATGGTGCACCATCTACAGTATTCGGTCCAGTTTTAAGAAGATTTTGTATGAACCATCCTTTAAGGTCGGATGAACCTACTCCAGGAGGTAAACGCAATAAACAAACTAAACAAACTAAACGCAATAAACAAACTAAACGCAATAAACAAACTAAACGCAATAAACAAACTAAACGAAATAAACAAACTAAACGAAATAAACGCAGTCATCGAAATAAACGTCAATAAACTACTTTTTTACGTGTATTTAATCATTTATGAAATGTTTACGTTTGGTATCTCCAAATCATGACGATATACTTGATGCAGTATTGTCATGATACACAGCAGGTCCTACTATAAAAATATTGTTATAAAGTATTGCGTACTAGAGCACCTTTTTTTATTGAAACTATAGTATGGTAAGTTTTGTAACTTGCGTTAAAATCATGACAGGATATGAAGATTATGGGGTGCGGCTTCGATCCTACATTGAAAGTGTGAATCAATGCACTATTCCCTTTGAAATTATTGTAGTGGAGGACATAAATGAAAAGAATAGTGTTTTACTAGAAACTTTATTTACAGAAGATTATTTTAAAGAAAAACATGTACGTCACATTCAATATCAAGCCAAGTACCCAAATCCTCACAACTACAACATGATTGAGGCCTTTACTAAAAATGTGGGTATTCAGGCAGCCCACTACGATTTTATATGCGTAACGAATTGCGACATTACCTTTAATTATGCTTTTTTTCCGTTTTTAAAAACAATTCAACCGAATGTATTTTACAGATTTCTTCAATATGAAAAAGATGAAGTTAATGAAACGTGTATAAATCCAGATTTAAAAGATAAAACTAAATGGACACTTAATGCAATTGCGCGTAAATCAGGCGATATCATGTTAATGGATAAAGTATCTTGGAATAAAATAAAAGGGTATCCCGAAAATACGGTTTGGGTCCACAGCGATTTAATCGTATGCAAAGTCGTGAACAATAATAAAATTCCGGTAGTTGTTCCGCCTAAGGTTAAAATATATACACTTCCGCAAGTTCGTTCTATTGTTGAACAACCGTATGAAATAGAAAAAACAATGGAATATTTTAATGTTTGCAATTAAGCGTCCTTGAATATAAATCCATGCGTAGATTTTAATTTATAACAGGCTGGTCTTGTTGTATCTTCATATTTATGATAATTATATACTTGACTTATTCCAGAATAGTTAATATTATACTGGCTTCGTACATGCTTGTATATAAAGCAAATGTAACTCATCTACAATCAATTTTAATGGATGTAATTGTGTCAAAATAATAAAAATTGAAACCATTTTAAAATTACTATTTTATTAAAGAAACATGGCGTCCATTCATCGCCAACTCATTCTACATGGTCTGCCTCTGCCTTCCGAACTAATTCGAATGGTAAAAGAATACACCTTTATGGACATTACCGAGGCCAATTCAAAAAAAAGGAAAAATGTCATTACGCATCTATTTGGGCACACGTTGTGGTGCGGAAAAGCAAGCCCTTTAGAAGAGGTAACCGATTATGTATTTTGGATCAATGAGGACGCAAAGTCGCCTCAAATTCAAGCAAGGTTTTGTAAAAAGTGCGGAAATTATACCTTTTCCAATTTTCGCGACACTATATATCATACGGTAGTATGTCGGTGTTAATGTAAGTGGTGTGGGTTTTTATACTAAAAATAAAATAAAATTAGGTGATTATTCAGTCACCATTTTTTTGTGAGTTTAATATTCATTTTTAATGTTTGCAATTAAACATGGAACTTGAGGAAAAATTAAAAAATAATTTGTGGCATTTAAAAATACGAGTGAATGAAAATGCATTGTTAAGGCATGTAATTACCGATTATGAAGGCATTTATTCTAAAATAAACGAACAAAAAAAACAACAACAACTTCAACTGAATAAATTAGCCAAACACTTGGCTAACATTCGTGAAACCAATTACCTTACTGAAACCGGAATTAAACATGTTACGCATGAACAAACTAAATTATTGTCCAAATTACAACATTTAAAAGAATCCATCGATACTATTATAGATCGGTAATATATGGCTACGTTTGCTACTGTTTTAACTGAAGCAGGTACACTTGAACGCGATATAACCGCTTATCGCACACGTAATTCGGCTTGGTATGATTCAATAGTGGCGCAAGTAGATGCGATTATTGCAACTTTACGTGATTGCGATGCAGCCCTTGGTAGAGCCGAAGCAGCAGCAAGTAGAGGTGAACCACCCGATGCAAATGACTATGATCAAATTGTACGAATTTTAAAACGAGCACAGGTAGCCGTGGATAGTGCTTCACGCCCAGGTCAAGCCGATCAATTAATTGCAAGACTTAGAAAACGACTTGAAAAACTAAAAAAACCGTTAACTTATGATGCGGATAGATCTCGTGATGCAGTTGATAATCCTCCTACGCAAAACTTTGATGCACCAGACAAACCTACTCGTGATCTAAACGGTAGACTACAAGGAAGAGCAGGAGTACCCCCATCAGCAGGAGTACCCCCATTAGGAGCAGCAGGATCATCGGGTGGTTGGCGACCAACACCCAAAATATCGCGTAGAGTATCTGCACGAAAAAAATCAAAAAATAAATCTGCAACTAAATTCATATCTAAATCAAGATCTAAAACCGCAAGTAAAACTAGATCAAGATGATTTATACCTTTTTTTAAGTATTCGTTGGAAGATAGACAACCAACATGTCTTAAAAATACAAATGTCGTATTCACCCTTTTCTACCATGTCAATGATGTTAAATTGAAGTGAATGTCTTCTTGCGCGATCTGTATATTCGTCATTATAAAATTCAGTAGGTTCCCAAATATTGTCGACTAGATGGTAATAGCCGTTGTAAAAACTAGTCGCCAATAAATACATTTATGCGTGTATTTCTTTTAAAAAAAAGAATCAATTTTTTATATTATAAGAATATATGAGAAAACGCGGTGGATCTTTAGAAAACAAACCGTTACTGTATATCGTATTCGTAATTGCAGTCTTTAATGTGGTGGCTTATGTTTCAGTTCAAGATTGGAATTCAATCATGGTTTTTGTATTGGCAGGATTAGTAACTTATGCCTTTGACGTAAATAAAACACTTGTGTTGGTAGCGGCCATCATAAGCGCATCCGTGTTTAAGGCATCCAAGTATATGGAAGGAATGACCAAAAAGAAAAAAGAACCTGTCCCCAATGAAAAAAAAGCAGAGTTAACTTCCATTAAGGAAGGAACTACTTTAGAAGGACTTACGCAAAGCGCCAATAATTTAATGGATAGACAGGAAAAGTTGCACCAATTAGCAGGTCAACTTGAACCCATGATGAAACAAGCCCAGCAAATGATGAATAATTTACCGAAAGGATTTTTAAAAGATGCCATGAAAAAATAAAATGAATATGTATGTGTGATGTACCCATTAATATTATTCGGCAACAAAAAGATAAATGTAACCTAAAGTGTAAATTATGGTATAAATATGGAAATAGCAGTTGTTTACTTAAAAATAATAAAGATCACCTTATAGCAACCTACGATGGCGAAAGTGATGTGATGTTTAATTCAGTTCCCTATACGCCTATTGAAATTCGGATTTATAAACCCTCCATTCACACTTATGATGGACAGCATGCTGACGCCGAATTAATTATTGTTCATAAAGGCGGGTCGGGTGGTCTTTTAATTTGTGTTCCTATTACCGTATCTCAAGCCACTTCTGCTTCTGTAGGAACTAATATTATAGAAGATATATGTGCGCATGCATCTTCTACAAATGAAGTTACTACATTGAATATACACGATTACAATGCAAATTTTTTAATTCCTAAAAGTTCTTATTTTTCTTATGCAGGACCACTTCCCTTTGGTGAATGTAATTCTAAAATAAATGCGCAATATGTTGTTTTTCATCATAAGCAAGGATCCATTTCAATAAGCCAGGCTTCTTTAGATAATTTAGGAAACTTGATTCACGACTCTTATATTTCTGCGTATGAAGGTAAGAGTTTTTTTAATGAAACGGGTACTAACTCCAACGGATTTGCAGGAGAAGGTCAAATTTATATTGATTGTCAACCTACTGGAGAAGATGAAGAAATTGTATATCAAGAATCTACCAATACAAAGCCCATAAATTTAGATTGGTTTTACTCACTTCTTTTATTTATTTGTGGGGTTATCATTATGTATATAGCCCTTGCTGCTATAAAAGCAGTATTTAAGCCATTTCAAACAGAAAATAATAGTAGCGTATAGTATGAAAACAAGACGTAGACTTAATAAACGTAATCGAAAAATCAAGAGTCGTCGTATTCGAGGAGGACAATACAGATCCAATGTAGGCTACAGTTCAGGCTATAGTTTACCTTTTTTCACAAAAACGGTTACTAATATAGTTTAAAAATAATTGGAAATACTTGAATCAACAAAAACCGAAAATAAATTTCATAAAATGGTATTAAACATATTTAAAAATTGATTAAAAAATAAAAACTAGATACTAGTATAATGGAAGATCCTACGAATATTTCACGAGTCTACAATTCGCGAAATAATTTATTTGAAATCTTGGATACCATTGGGTACGACGTATCCGAATATTTAAATTATAGCATTCATCATGTAGCCACTTTATATAAGAACAATCAATTGAATTTATTGTTGAGTAAAAAGGATCCGGCCGACTCACGAAAATTATACGTTAAATACCACATTGATGGTTCAAAAACGGCATCGCCCACGTTAATTAAAATGACTTCTCAAACATTAATTAAAATGAAAGATGAATTCTTTAGAGAAGAACCCGATAAGGAACCTATTTTAACCAAACAAGATACGTTAATGATTATTGTTAAGGATGATCCAAGTGAAAGTATAACGGAAATATTGGATATGGAATGGAATATGTCAGGAATTTACATGACGGTTATTAACATTACGAGACTTCAATACAATATTTTAAAACATACCTATGTACCCAAACATACTATTTTATCGGACGAAGAAGTGGAACAAGTGTCTACGAAATACAATATAAGTTCTTTATCTGAATTTCCAAATATAAGTAGACATGATGCTGTAGCCTCTATTATATGTATGCGCCCGAATCAAGTTTGTCACATTCTTAGAAAAAGCAAAACATCTATTGAAAGCGACTACTATCGTGTTTGTGTTTAATGATGTTGGCGGGTTTGTTCATACAATGCATAAAATAATTTTTGTTTAGAAATAAAAAAATCTAGTTTCAAAATGTAGTTTGCTAAAATAGAATACATATCCTCCATATAATATGTAGTCTATTTAATATGATATCCGATTGGTTTCACTCTTTATTTATTTTTTTAGTGTTTATTATTTTGTTAAGTGCTAACATTTTGAATAGCGGAGTTCAAAACCTGCAAGATAATTGGGCATTATACCGATGCAACCCCATAATGATGCCTTTTGCAGGATACATAGCCCCTGATGGAACAAGTACCCAAGATAATTTTTCATTTTGTATTCAATCCATTATATCTAATTTTGCTCCCACCATAACACAACCCTTTAGTTATTTACAAACCATGACGGCAGATATGATGGATAGTATTAATACAAGTACATCAAGTTCAACGGATCAAACCTCTTGGTTAAAAGACGGTGTTTCTGGAATTATTGCTAACGTATATTCTATTTTTTTAAATGTAATCGTTGAATTTAACATTATAGTGATTAAATTGATTGACACGCAAGGAAAAATATCAGGAATTATAGCCACTGTATTGTACATTATGACGGCTGTTCAATATACATTTGAATCAATGTGGAATGGAATTCCAGGAGTAATGATAAAAACGATTGGTAAATTATAAAAGAGTTGTATATGAATGTAGATAGCAAGATTGCACCTATCTATGAAAATAGAGGATATTTAGGAATGTATGGAAATGATGTATTTGTATCTCTAGTTTTATTGAGTATCACAATAGGACTTGTTTCTTATTCATCGTATCAATCTGTAGTTGCGCAATTAAGATTAAATTGGAATACACAAAAATGCAATCCAATTGTCATGCCCTTTGCGGGGTTAATTATGCCGAAGCCAAATCAAACCACTAGCGAAACTACGTATGAAAATTTTAATTATTGCATACAGCAAGATATCTCAGCCGTTTTTGGAATTATTATGATGCCGTTTGAGTTTGTATTGTATGTTACCATTGCTTTTTTAGACACTGTACTGGAATCTATCATGGCGGCCATTCAATTTATTTCATGGCTTAAATCACAATTAGGAGGAATTTTTGCTCAAATCTACAATAAAATTCTTAATTTTTTAATTCCTATTATAGAAATGATTATTCACATGCGAGATGCTCTTGGAAAAGTGAATGGGATATTAATTACTGCATTGTACACGACTATGAACATTTACAACATAACTGTGTCGGGAATTATTAATATCATGAATATTTTGATTGATTTAATTATTGTTTTGATTGCCGTTTTATTAGGAATGATTATTTTTGCATTTACCTTAATTCCAACTCCGGCTTTTGCAATTGGTTTAACTACTTATATAGCGGCCACTGTAGTCATTACATCTCTTGTATTACCCACCATTGTTATCTGTACGTTAATGCATAATATGGTAACGGATATGTTTAATGAAAGTAGTTCAAAGGCGCCTTCTGCACCAAAAGCAAAGAAAAGAAAATAGTATTTTAAAGATTTACAAAAGGGGTATTATTAAATCGTGAGGCTACCACAGAAAATCCAGAATAAGAAGCACTTATTATTTTTGTAGAATTAGTTAATAAATAACATTCAGTGACTGCATCTAGGATTTGTTTCTCTGATGTATTGCTTAAACTCGTGTGTCCTATACAACAATTAGATATGTGAATTTTAGTAAACTTTTCTTTTACCTTTAATTTGTATGTATTTTGATCACAACAAAAAAAGATGGGTTCTGTAGATTGTTCAATAAAGTTAAATAATTTGGCTTGATCATAGGCACGAGTATCATGTTTAACTAGTACAAAGTTTGGATCGGTTTCTAAATATTTATCTCCCAATCGTAAATGAATAGAAATATAAGGTGTAGGTAGATTTACAATAGGGTTTTGTTTCACTTCCTCTGAAAAATAAAAAACATCTTTTATAAGCATTTCTATTGTATTTTCATCTCCGCGATTGTAGAACATACCTGGATGCGCTACATAATACCCCACTTTTATATTTTCTAGGGTTGTAAAAATATGCGAAGGACTAAATTGATGAATGTACATTTGGGGATACACTAATTTTAAATATTTTTCCAACACAATGTTATTTACTTTATAATGTAATTGAATCTGATGTTGTATACATAGTTTTAAAATAAGCATAAAAAATTTAATGCAATCACCGATACCGCCTAATCCTAATTGAAAATCATAAACAATGTGTTTTTTAAACATATCGTAATTCTTCATGTATTCTTCCATAGTATTCATTTTTACATTATGTCTAAACTATTTTATTTAGACATATTATGAAATTATATTCTTGGTTAGGTTTTCTTTTACTTCTTGTATTGGTTAGTTCGGTAAAAGAAGGATTTAAGAATGAAATGTTTTTATTTGCAAAGAATAAAGCATCCCCATCGTGTTGTCCGTCCACGTATAGTTCAGATATGGGTTGCGTTTGCATTAATGATCAACAGTATGATTATTTAAGTCAACGCGGCGGAAATAAAACTAGTCCCGGCGACTTTTAAATCGGCGGCTTTTAAACCGGCTTTTGCGGCTTTGTTTTCGTTTATAATGTTGCTGGGCTAACGTTAACCCAATCGGTAACAAACTAGATGCGGCCGCATTATACAGAGAAACTACATGACCTCCTCTTTTACGCGTGCTTGATCTCATATACTATGCGAAGAAAATATTTAATACGTAGTACATAAATAAATATACATACAATTAGAATAAAATGGATAAATACAAAAAGTGCTAAATAAAGTAAACACGGTTTTATTTCTTCTAAAATAATATCTCCAATTGGATGTATTATTTTCTTCACCTCTTGTTTTATATCTTCTCGTTTTAAAAAATCTAAATATTTAGAAAGCATACTTTATCCTGGACAATTATAAATGCGTGTAATCGCATTTATAATTATATTATTTAGGTGTATGACAATACATCATACCGATGCCGATTTTGATTTTAAGTTACTTCATTTATCACAACCTGTCGCCTCTGCCAATGGATCTTTTTTTTCAAAATTAAATGTGTCGGCTGTAGATGAATCTCTTTTTATTTATACACCCAAGGGAGTAACCAAACAAGGAATTGTTACAACTAACAATAAATCGTATACAGATTTAGCCTTTACATCAACCAACACTAATCTTATTCAATGGGTAACTTCTTTAGAAGAAAGATTGCAACAACTCATTTACGAAAAAAGAGATAGTTGGTTTGCCACTGAAAATATTGAACTTGACGACATACAAAATGCTTTTATCCCCATAGTTAAGGTATACAAACATTCGCAATATGTAATGCGATGTTATTTACCCCAATCAAAGCAACAAATTAAGGGAGAACCGTTGAATGTCTACAATGAAAATGAACAACCTTGTGCATTAACTAACATAACAGATAAAACAAATTTAATTACCATTTTAGAAATACAAGGGATTAAGTTTAGCCAAAAATGTTTTCATGTTCCCATTTTAGTGAAACAAATTATGGTTTTTGAGAAAACATCTTTTAGCAATTGTTTAATTAAAGGAGAAAAAAAGGAAATTAGTCTTGTCAATGTAAATACGGATTCATTGGAGGATACCATTGAACTTAAGAGACCCATTGATGTATACAATGCATCCATTGCCAAGGTAAAAAAATCTACTTTTCAAGCCAAAGAAGCCTATTTAATTGCCCAAGATATTAAGAAACAATATAATTTAGAAGATGAATTACCAATAATATAATTTTTTATATGTTTTTATATAATGAAAATGGCTAAAATGGACACGTTAATTATGTATTTATCATTAGCCGCTTTTGTTTGGCTTTTATATACTTATGTTCAACCTAAAAACACAAATTATATGAGTGGCTCTTCTTTAGGACAATCTTCCTATTCGGTACCCTCACCTTCCGCCCCTTTAGGACAAAATGAAATGTACTCCAAGGCCAATGGTGTCCAAACCAACACCTATGGATTATCATCTAATTCGCAACAACTGGATGATCCAAGCCAACTTTTACCGAATGACGCAAACTCGAAATGGAGCAATTTAAATCCTCAAGGAAACGGTCAATTGCAAAACGTGAACTTGTTAAATGCAGGATTCATGACGGGACTAAATACTGTAGGATCCACAAAACGCAATAAAAACTTACAGGACCGATCCGAATATGTAATCCCGCAAAACAATGTAGGACCATGGAACCAGTCAACAATTGAACCCGATCTTATGCGAAAGCCGCTTGAAATAGGTCAAGGTCCTGCTTAATTGTATATACTTAATATATGATGATGTACATCGTAATTTTTATTATATTTCTAGCCCTTACCTTTTATCTAAATTCAGATACATTTAATTTAACTTGTGTAATTGCCAAACGTAACGGAAATACGTATTGTGTACGTGATTCCGATCGAATTCAGCAAAGTGTAGAATTATTGGCGGAAGCCGTAGAACGAATGAAAAAAATGGTTGCCTATTTAAAAGATAAATATCCGCAAGATAAACGTGTTCTGCGTTTGGTTGAAAATTTCAATCCACATAAAATAGTAGAAACGCTTCCAACAAGTGAATTTACTGCGTACAGTGAAGGTAAAGGCGCCAAATTAGCCTTTTGTTTGCGAAAACACAAGAATGAAATGAAGTTAATCGACATCAATACACTTATCTTTGTCGCCCTTCATGAATTGTCTCATTTAATGACGGAATCTATAGGTCACAAACAAGAATTTTGGATAAATTTTAAATTCATGTTGAAAAATGCAGTGGAAGAAGGAATTTATGAACCGGTAGATTATTCTAAATCACCCGAAGATTATTGCGGGTTAATGATTGATGACAATCCTTTATTTTAATCTTTTAAATATTTTATTTTTTGTAAGTTCACAAAAAATAAGATACCTAGATGCAAAATTTAAGAAACCACGCAGCAAGATTCCATCTTTTTGTTGACCACGTCCAACCCTTTGTTGAGAGAACCATCAATTTTCGTTTCAAGGTCAACCACCACATTTTCTAATTTGGTGTCGATTGTTTTAGACAATTTGTTACTCATGTCTACTACACCTTTGTCCATTTGATTGGATGCATTTTCTACTTTAACCATGATTTCCTTAACAATATTTGCAATCGCAGAATCGATTCTTTCTTCAATTTTGTCAGGCAAACCTGATAGTTTTGATTCCATTTTTTGCGCGGCTTCAGAAAGTGTTAGTTCTATTTTGGCCTGCATCTGAACCGGCATGTCGTTTAATTTATCAAAAAGAACACTAAGTGACTCTTCAGCAGAAAGTTCCTTAACTTCTGTAACGGCTACTTCAGGAACGGCTACTTCTGGAACGGCTGCAACTTCTGGAACGGCTGCAACTTCTGGAACGGATGCAACTTCGGGAACGGATGCAACTTCTGGAACGGATGCAACTTCAGGAACGGGTTCCTTAACTTCAGGAACGGGTTCTTGCACAACTTCGGGAACGGGTTCTTGAACAACTTCGGGAACGGGTTCTTGAACAACTTCAGGAACGGGTTCTTGCACAACTTCAGGAACGGGTTCTTGAACAACTTCAGGAACGGGTTCTTGCACAACTTCGGGAACGGGTTCTTGCACAATTTCAGGAACGGGTTCTTGCACAACTTCAGGAACGGGTTCTTGTGCAATTTCTTCAGATTCCGACATACCTTATAATTATAAAAAAATAATACCTACTTTATATGGACGTACAAAATCAGGACTTCAAAAATCAATTCAATATAGGACAAGGAGAGTTGAACCGCCGTCGTGATCGTATTGCTGATTTACAAGCAGAATTAGCCGATGCTGAGGATCAACAAAATATAGATAATTAACGAAATATAGAAAATATGCCCGGAGGAAAGTCTAGACATAAAAAGTCTAAACGTAGAATGTCTAGACGTAGAATGTCTAGAACTAGTCGAAGATTTTTATAAGTATATAGTATGCTTCACTCTATTAAAAAATATGATAAATCTTACACTAAAATGTTACGTATTTTTAATCCTTACGAAACATTTCCTTATCGAATTCACCCTAAATTACCCAAATTTGATATTACGGCTTATAATTTAAATCCTAGATACCAGTTTGTATATGATAAATTATTTATTGCTACTTCGCAAGGTATGCAATGTGGTGAATTAAAAGAGGCCAAAGATGCAGAATACCCCATTTTCATTAAACCTAGATACGGTCACAAAACATCTTCTAGCAAAAATTGTTATAAAATCAAATCTTATGAAGATTTAAAACCGTTTTTAAAAAAAAAAGAAATGATGTGGTCTGAATTTGTAGATTCCAAAGAAACTATGACCGATTTTATTCTTATTAACGGAGAAATTGTGTACCAACTCACTTATATTTACTCTGAAAAACAAAATGGGTTTGCCGATGATTGGAAATACATTTCTCCGGAAAATAAACCGCCTGAAGAAGTGGTTGAATGGGTTAAAAAATACATGACGGGCTACACGGGTCCTGTTAATGTTCAGTATCGATCTACTAAAATTATAGAAGTTGGACTTCGATTTGCGAGAAGCGGAATGTACATTGAAAGTACGCACAATGAAAAATTGATAAAAACCATTAACAACATGTGGGAAAATAAAGTATGGACGTATAAACACGAATCAGATTTAAATTTTGAACCCTTTTATAGTTTTAAGTGTTGGTCGCCCTTTCCGATTGTTTGTTTATTACCGCAACATTTGGTAGATGCGATCATGGTGCATTCAAAAAGCATGACCTTTTATGAATATTACTTTGAGCCGACGGGAAAACGAAGCATTGTATTTTTTCAGTTTTTGCACAAGGATTTTGAACAAGGTATGAAAACCAAAAAACGAATCGAGATGTTAATGATGATTACTTCAATTATCGTCATGATGTGTTTAATCTTATCTATACTCCTTTTTTTCATGAATAAAAAATATAAGTATTGCGCCCTTGTGCTTGGATTTATTTTGTTGTTAAGTTTAGATAATTCACTCGACGTCATTTGTAATCAAATTATGAATCAAAAACAATTTATACTATAGATTAAATATGTACTTGAACTAATCTTAATATTAAATCTAAATCGACTTCTGTATCCATGATGAATATTTTATACGCATTTTTTCCTCTAAAAATACAGGGTTCTTTGTAAAATCGTAAGTTTATAGAAGTAAGTTGGTTTATGAATTCAGTTTCTTTGTTTCCAATAAAGTCATCATAAACATAGGGATACGCAACTATAAATGTTTGATTTTCACGAGCAGGACCACGTTGATTTTCTGGTTTGAATGCATACACAGTACTATGGTCTGTAAATGGATATTGATTACTTAATTCATATTTTTGTCTTAGACGAAGATACAAGTCCATATTTTTTGCTTTATAAAAATGCCCCCATACAGTTGTTTCTTTAATTATATAGTTCATTTAATAAATTAATACTTATTTTATTTTATCAATTTTAGTTAATAAAACATAGGTTTTATGCAGATACAAATAAAAAACTATAAAAAATAATAATTTACCTTGTTACGTTTTGTAGAAATCAAATACTTTTTTGTTGATGAATATTCGGTTACTATTAAATTGTTCCAGATATAACCCCGTTAGTGATTTAACGCGCGAAAGGGCAACGTAAATTTGACCGCATTCAAACACGGAATCACCTGCATTTACTTTAGCCGAATCTAAAGTACATCCTTGTGATTTGTGAATGGTTATGGCCCATGCATAAATAAGCGGAATTTGGGAAACACCGATTCCGGGAATCGATTCACTCGTCCAAACATGGGGAGGCATTGGAATCTCGCCATGTTTGAATTTTACAATGGGTATTTGATTTGAAAATCCAGTTACTATACCTTGACTTCCGTTACAAATGGTTTCACTTAAATTAACAATACACATAACCAAGGTACCCACTTTTAATGCATAGGTATGTTCACATCGAACATTTTTTTTGAGTTGCGTTATCTCATAGTCGATTTGTTGTTTATTGAATTGTTTTTGTTTATGGGCTTCTCTTTCCGTCATCTCTACATCCGTATGGGATTGCAAAGTATAAGTATGTTCAATACCAGCCAACAAAGAATAATTATGTGCATTTATG